TCCGATAGTTCTTCACTGGCACGAATAACTTGCTGACACTTGGCACTACTATCGAGTAGTATATTGGACTCCATTGGGTAGCCATTTAACACATAAGCTATTGTAAATATAAAGTAAGTTTCCATTGCGCTCTCTTTTTCTTTTGATAGATTGTCTTAGTGGGCAGTGGCGTCCAAGCCAGCAGCTATATCCCGATCATTCACATAGCACTGCCCACACGATTACCCATCATTGTGTTGTGGAAGTTTCCACTTTTCTATTTCTGACATGACAACATTGTCTGTGACACCAAGGATGTATGCTATGTCATCTATTCTTACTTGAACGATCAGCATACGGTTAATCATCTTTGCCATTTTTGACGCGCGGCGAGGCCATTTCCGTGTGTCAGTGTCTTTTGGCAATGCCTTGGGTGTCACTGGCTCTCTGGTTCTTTTGATGCCACACGTTTTTTCTTTTGATAATTGTTTTTTGAATCCTTCTTGCTCTCGTTTCATTTGCCACATTGTTGCAAGCTCAACTTCGCTTGGTGGTCTGCCGTATAGCTTAGTAAAAGATTCTGTAATGTTTACCATGTGTTGTTCCTTTCTGAAAAAAAGGCCAGCCCGAAGGCTGGCAGTTGGTGGGAAGCAGTGAGGCAATATAGGCTACTACGAGCAGTGTAACTTCCCACAGAGAACATCTCTATTTAAAAGGGAATGTCATCATCTTTCAAGGCTTGTGATGCAGCTTTGCCTTGTGGCTCTGAGATATTGAATGACATGTATGGCTTGCCATCTTTCATTCTGCGCCATCCCGCTAGTCGACGGTTGGGATGTGGGTCAGTCCACGGCTGCTGTTTGTCTTGCATGTTATACATGTTGCCAGTGTAATCAGGCGCACCTTCTTTGCCACCTTCTTGCTTAAACATTACACCAACTTTTTCGTAGACCTCCATGATCTCACGACCACCTTTGGTTTCACGACGAACAATTGCATAGCGTCCTTCTCTGCCCTCAACATTCATCTTGCCTTGCAAGATCATCTTCATGTCTTCAAAGGGTGGGAATGCCACGCCATCATTTGTATTGTCATATTCTGCCATGCTTCTGGCTCCTTTAGCTAAAGTTAAGTGGGTGGTTCTTAGGGACACCGCCACCCATCAGTGTTGAAAAACGGAATTGGTAAGCTGTAAAGATTCCGCACCCCTAAGAATTACCAATCGCCTCCGCTGCTCTGCGCTTGGCCTTTTGGGGGGCCGCTTGAGCGCGAGGCTGCATTGCCATCGTCATCCTCTGCAGGAAGGTTAAGTAAAGACATAATGCCATACCGACGAGCGTAGGTAATGGCACTACCCAATCCCTGCATGTCATTCTTGCCAAGTACAAGTGGCACATGAGAAACCATCTCCCAATTGGGATCATCTTCATGCATAAGAATAGTATCTACAAATAAGCCAAGATCATTTGACCCTACTTGTTGGCTAAGAAAGAATCCGTGATTAGCCAATGGTTGTGTCACTGCCTCGATGCAACCTTCGAGCGTTACATAACGGCTGCGGAAGTGTGGGTTGGTGCCAGTCTTTGCAGGTGGCTGTATATCTTTACGCGCCTTGATTAACAGGCTCACTATATTTTTAGACATTGGTGTTCTCCTTTTTGTCTTGGACAATTTCTGCCCAATTTCTTGTTGTCTTCCATTCTGGTTGAAGGTGTACAGATGGCAACACATGCTCCAAAACTAATTGGACTGCCATGTAGACACAGTTTGTAAAGTTATCCATTGAGTATGCGACTTCCTCAATGTCAACTTCAACATCATTGTCATATAAATCACTTTCCTCTTGAAGCCTTGCAATTTCTCCAAAGTAATATTCCATTCCTTCACGAACATGATCTCTAACAGCCTCCTGTGTTAGATATTGTATTGCTCGATCAGAAACTAAATCCCTTACTTGCATTTCCATTGCGCACCAAAGCTCATTATCAGTGAATTTTATTTCATCAGTCACTGTTCTCTGTGCCATTGCTGTTCTCCTAGTTACGTTTGGTAATGCGCAAGGCTCCGCGCTTGTCACGCTTGATTGTTATGTAGTCGCAGTACACCTCACGCTCATTATCTGCGACCATAGCTTTTAAGTTTTTCTTGGCGTTTTCAAAGACTCTGTTGTGTTCGATACCATTAACGTAAGTAACGGCTGCGTCGACAAACTGGTTGTCGAGCGTTGCGTCACGTACGACCATGTCGTCAACCTTGACGTTGTTAATTGAGAGTGTTGGCGCATCAATGCCAATCGGCTCTTCATCGCGAACAACGTAACCCCAGAAGTCTGACACCACTGCCCACATTGAATTGAAATACTCTTCGTCGTATGCGACATGTGCGCTTTCCCATTTGCTATTACCAAAAATTACAGAGAGATAGGCACCTTCACAGTTTGCCAAGTGACAATACAACTGTATCTGTGGCATGTAACGCCCGATCTGTTCGTCCATGTTGGTAAAAGCATTGGTGTGCTTGGCTTCAACGATGTTGCGTTCACCTCGAACGCCAGCATCTATTGTGCCTTTGACTGGCACCTCGCCAACCTTGCTAATAAACTCTTTCTGATGTGCAGCAAGCACTACGTTGTGTTGCTTTTCAAACCATTGAAGATTGAAGTCTTCGGTAAATGTGCCAAGCTGTACTGGCAGATTGTTAGACAAATCTTCTGATTCAGCACGACCAGCCTTTACCTGCCACAGTTCGTACCACTCACCATTCATAATTTTAACGCAGTCACTACCGCCGATGAAACCTTTGCGGTTCATTGTGTTCTCCTTTTTTCTTTTGAGTCTACTGCATATGTGCAGTTAACGCAAGTTATATTGTTCTCTTGCTGCGTCATGTCTGCTTGTCAGATCACCAATGTGAATGTTGTAGTCGTGTTCTGAATACAGTTCTTTGTACTCATCCATGTATGATTTGCGATGAGCATTGAGCGTTTCCTCGAGGATCATGCCAAGCTTAATCATTTGCACAGCACGGCGACCCCATAGATATTCTACGCCTACAGATTCACCGCGCTTGATGCGCTCTGCGTTGACTTGCAAGCTGTCTGGTTGCCATGACTTGGCGCGTTCTTTTTGCGCTTTGCGATCTTCTTCATAGATTTTGTGGGATGGACGGTTGACGCTTGCTGCCCAGACATCATCTTCTACTGCGCGACCTACTGCTTTCATTAGTTTGTAATCCCAAAGTCAGATGGTTTATGTGATTTAAAATATTGAGCTACACGTTTACCATTTGGTAGCTCAATCATTGTTTTATCTACAGGATAACCCGATTGTTTTAGATCACTGATGCGTGATGCTAGTCGAAAACATTGATACTCAGTCAGTGCTTCAATGGCTGTAATAGTTTTACCTGATTCAAGGTGCGCTTTGATCATTTTGTTCTGCGATTCCATGATTGTCCTCCATTATGTTTTGGAATTGTTCGCCAGTCATTATGACTAATGTTTGCGGCTTGCCTCGCCGCCGTTTGTAAAAGGCAATGTCTCTGCCTTCTAATACTTTGAAGGGGCTGGGGAAGTTAGACGTATCACGATACTTAACTTCACCTACCAACTTTCGTCCGTTGATGAAGAGGTGGATGTCTCCTGAATACTCGCCTCCCAAGCTTCCTGAGAGGGGGACGCGTTTCGCTTCGATCTTCGCTTTGATTTTGTTGAGCCAGTCCACAAACCACTTTTCGTGGTAAGTTCCTTTTGACTTGTTACGGTTTGCCATCTGTCCTCCTCATAGCAATGAAGACAAACAAACCAATGCTTCTCCATTGTGCCACGATGATTGCGCTTTAGTATGGCAACAAACCACTCGGTGATTGTGTCACACGCAATGCAATTAATCGTTTGTTTTTTTCTTTTTGACTTCGATGTCATAGTCTAGTGCCTCAAGCCAACACATTAGAAAGAAGCCAGACGGAACACGTTTGTGCTGCTCCCACTTATGAATCAGAGATTCGGTGCAGCCTATGATTTTAGCTAAGTCGGGTTGACTCAGTTTCTTTTCGTGTCTCGCTTTCACCAGCATTTTGATTAGCTGATCGTAGTTTTGAGACAGCCGAGTGTTCTTCATAGATCGCCTTGTAGATACGACAAGCTGTGTCGTAACGCATCTCTGTTGTTCCGTTGACTGACCGATAGTAAGTAGAAGTTGGCACCTCTGCTCGTGCAAATGCGTCGAGCAAAGGTACGTTTAGCTCATTAGCTAATACTTGCAGTTGTGAAAAATATGGTTTCATACTGCATGTATGCAACTAGTATGGATCGTAGTCAACTTCTACTTCGCCAGAGCCTTTGCAGTTCCAACAAGTATCTTTGTATTCTTCAAGACTTGGTGGCAAGTCACGGTTAACCCAAGGTTCACGCCGTTCATATGTTAGCTGACCATCGCCCAGACATTCAGGGCAAGCCACAGTTTCAGTAGGGTATTTCGTCGTTGAGTGGGTCAAGGTGATTGTCCTCCCATGATTGCATGCAACGAGCTAAGAACTTGTCTGCATTAAAGTTAGGATTGATAGACTTGATTGCGTCTGCAATGGCCATGTGTGCATGTGGTGATAGTTCCACACCCAGCTTATCGCTGAGTGTGTCCACCTGTTCAGATGTTAGGTTGAGCATTACTAATTCTCCATACTCTACGCATGTTTCCTTCGGCACGACTTACAGTTTTTACTCGTAATCTTTTACCTGCTGTTCGCATGCCTTGCGCTTCAGTCGCAGTGCAAAGAACGCTGTCACCATCTTGCATCTGAGACAGTATTTCTTTGTATTTTCCATAGCCTCTATTGCCTTCTGGCAATGGCACATTCTTCTCAATCTTCATTATACGAACTCCCATTCTTTGTTGCGCATTGCGGATGCAATGGCTGCTTCACGATTGTAACGCGCAGTATGCGGTGAACGCAGTTCACCAGTGTGCGTTGCCCAATAGGTTAGCGTGTTGTACGCAGCCCATTTGTTGTGGCCTAGCGCAGCCGCTTCATTGCTCCAGATAGACAGCAAGTTTTCTAGCTGCTTCTCGTTAGTCTTAGAGACTGTCACTTGGCGCGTGAACGCTTTGGCTACAGTCTTTTTAAAGAAGTTCTCTATCTGTGCGTCTGTCACTGGTGTGCGCATCCATGACTGCCACACTTCCTTGCGTGACATGAAGTGTTGCAAACCATTGATCATTTTATTGGCACTACCTTCTACGTTGATAGACGCAGTGTGCTTGTAACGTGTTTTAGCTACTGCATCAGGCGTGGTGCATCCATTTTTGCACCATAATCTAAAAGCATCTGCTATTTGAGAGAAAGGCCAAGATGCATCGTAACTATTGAAAAAGTTTACTCGAAACTTAATGTGATCACCGACTGCAGGTTCAACTACAAGATCGTTGAATAGAATCTGACCGCGTAGTTTGCGTCCATCTTCTAGCACCTCAACATCAATAGTATAATCATTCGACAAGTCTGCTTCTGACACGCCGTCCAAGATTGAATTGACAACATCGTCATGGCTCACTGCTTTGTAGCGAGAGCCGTGTACGCCCAACACTTTGTTGGTGTCAGTGCGCATCACTGCTTTGTGACCTTCGATGGGTTCGCCATTGATGTCATAGATAGGTTGTGTTTGAATGGGGAAACTCCATTCGTTTGTCATGTCTAGCATGGTGTTCTCCGTGGTTGTTACACTGCAAGTATGCAGTGCTTTATTAACTAATAGTTTAGTGACGTAGCGTCATTTGTATTTGTTACGTTACGTCACTTTATTTTAGCCTTCGATTGTCACTGTGACATTGCAGTTGATGTACTCAGAGATCATCGTTTCGATGTCATTCCGATAATCTTCAATATCAATTGGTGATTCGTTCTTTGGCTCTTTGTCTCGAACATAAAGTGCCAGTTCGATCTCTTGCTTAATGATGCCACGCAAGGTGGTGACTAAGGTGTTGTCACGAGTATCCATAATGTTCTCCTTTTTGGATTCGTTTATCACAGCATGCATACGTTGGCCGCTGCGCATATATCTGCACGGTTGCGGTTAACCCAACCTATGCAATAAGAAAAAAGGGGGGACTTGCCCCCCTCGGTTATGCTGTCTTCGCGCTATCAACGCCGTCAGTGTTGGCAGCATTACCCACTGCCATATCAAGGCCTCGCTCGGCAAGCCGTGCCGCAATCTCTGCCTCTTTGTCAGAGCTTGCTTCTGGCTTGACCTCGACTGCTGTCGTCCATGGTTCCCATGGTTTGTGGGTGGTACCGCATGCAACCTCCATAAAGTCGGCAAACATGTGGTACATCTCCTCGAACATCGCAAGCTTCTCTTCGAGTTGCTGCACCCACATCTCGGCACGATCAAGGGCCTCAAGGGCGATCTCGGTACCATCGTACTGCGCACTGGCCTGTTTCAAGTTGACCATCGCTTTGTCCAGCTTGTGCTTGACGCCCTTGACGTACCCTTTTGTGTTGGTACGCGTGTCATACATTGCTGCCCACAAGTGGTTTGCAATGTGTTGCATGAAGAAGAGCTGTTCCCACTGGTGGCTGTTGACTTCCTCATATGCACCAGTGTCTTGGTTTAGCTTCATGCGCGGATCGTACATCTCCGCACACAAGCGCGCTATCGCTGCGCTTAGTGCTACGTTGTCCTCACCTGTGTAAGCAGACTGAAGTGTTGAGTTGATTAGTTTCGCTTGTTTCTTATCCATTGTGTTCTCCATTGTTGATAAGTTTCATTATGTCTTTCGACACCTTCGCGCCCGTCCGACTGCATCGGACAGACGCAAGGCCGCTTGCGCCTCGGCTCTGCCGAGGTTGCCTTGCTTCTGGCTGATCAGTTGGCAGCGGTTCTTTCAAAATATTACTGTATCTTCTTCATCATCCTCTTGTTCCTGCATCCAGCAGTCACAAAAGAATGTGAAGCCATGTATTGTTAGCTGTTCGACCTCTACTTCGACCCAGTCTATATCTTCATATTCACTCATTGTTCTATTCCTCTGATTATTTTGAACGGTTCCCGAACATCCTTCCGAGGGTCGAAGTCAAACCCTGACACACTTGGTGATGTTCCATCACGAAGTGTTTCAGCCGTAGGTGAGGAAACAATGAGACTCAATGCGTGAATAAACTAAAGAGCGTCACGCTGCGCGTGACACAATAACGTTTGCGCATTGACCGAGTTGTTTCTGAAGGTATTGACACAGATGATATGGGTAAACCGCTTGCGGTTTAGTGGCGTGTCCCGCCACGGCCCATATCTATCCCTCGGTCGGATATTCTCACGCGATAGCTGACCGCAGTAAATCCGCACCCGCGTGTGGATTTAGGACGACAAAAGCGGGAGCGTCGTCCGTCTGCCAGAGTCGCATGCCCTCGATGGGCATGTGCCTCTGCTTGGTGGTGGACTCCAGTGTGCCACTGGAACTAGGCACTCCAGTGCCACTGTGACTTGGCGAATAAGTTGAGGGGAACGCAAACGCGCAGCTGCACGTGCGTATCCCCTCGGACTGATTCGACAATGTGTCAAGGGGTGCAACACCAGCAATCACTCTTGTTGACAAGAAGTGACGCTACGTCACATCTTGACAACTTGTCAGTCAATCGGGTTATTGTGGGGGGAGAGAGGGAGAGGGGGGCTAACGAGAGGATACAATGACTGACCTTGTGAATAAGAAATTGACTGACAAACAGACTCGCTTGGTTGATACACTCGTAGCCTTAGGTTGTAGTGTCACTCAAGCTGCTAGAGAAGCGGGTTATGCAGAGGGCGAGTCTGGAAGAGTGAGTGCTTCCAAGGCCTTACGGCAACCACATGTGCAACAGTATATGATGCAACGGGTGTCAGAGC